CGTGTGTGTAATCGTGATTAGATGGATTAAAGGTAAAATGCACATCAGCGACAGATAGCAGAGTTTCCAAGATATCAACATACAATTGTTTTGCGATTAAAAAATTAGAGTACCACATTCCATCCGTGTCCTGTGGTGTTCCTCCTGTAGTGGTTCGTTTAGGAGTATCAATATGAAGGATATCGTTTCCTCCGATAAACAGGATCTTGTCAATATTGAATCCAGAACTCTTGTCTAAGATTCCTTGAACTCCTTCTTTCACACGTTTAACTGCGATCTGATTGTTGTAGTCTTCTCCTGTTTCAAATGCTTCACATAACTTTCCGATGTGGATGTCAGCAGGATCAACAACTAATAAGTGTCCGTCTGTTGATGGATTCCTAAAAATAGTTGGATATTCAGGTTTGAAATCTTTGATGTCTTGCAAGATCAACTCCTGCAGCTCTTTGTAGTTTACCTCTTCAGCTTCCTTAAAGTTCGGATTTTTGAAGAACAATGATGCATTTTTAGACTTTAACCATCCGTGTTTTACATCTCCATCGTTTAAACCTAACTCGTTTGATTCTCTTTTGATTGCTCTGTACTGATTAACAACTTCAGCTTCATCAGGTTTCAATCGGTAACGAAATTCTTTTTTCATTTATAGAGTTTAGTGAGAAGTCTTATCCTACTTCTAAAGGTTTCGCTTATGGATAGCCTAACTAGGAATCCTACGATAAATGCAATGATCACAAAAAGCCAGTTGATCTTAGTTTTTGTTATGTACTTGTTTTGGTATTTTACCTTCTGAGCTTCTGCTTTGATGTATTTTGTTTTGTACTTATACTGAATGCGTGTCTGAAACCTCGTAACAGGCACTTTAGAGACTTTGTAACGAACGATTGTATCTTTCTGAACAATTACCTTCTCCCAATAAATTGAGTCTCTTAAAACGTAAGGAATTGAGTCTATTGTCGAAACTTGTATTGTGTCGCTAGTTTCGTCACATCTATAACCTTTTTTGATTGCACGTAGTACGTGATAATTAGCCGAACACGAAAATAAAGTAACGCTGATTGCGATACCTAATATTACGGTCTGAATGTATGTCTGTAATCGTTTAGTCTGTTTAACCATCCTGTCAAGAATTTAGCGTTTTTACCTACTCCAATTGCATAAAAGAATCTTTCTCTTTCAGCAGTTAATGCGTCAAATAATTTCTTAGGTTCGATTGAGTTAGCAAGTAAGATTGTTTTTGTTCCTATGATTCCGTCTACTGTACAAAGTAACCCACAATGATTGATTGCTACTTGTAAAGACTTAGACGCTTGTTTAACGCCACTTCCCCACGCCATCCCTGTAACAAATATTGCAATATTTTGTGAATTATAAGCATCACCTCGAACGCCATCCCAGTAGCCTTTTTTGAATATTGCAAACCAATCAGCAGCGTTCATTAAGTAGAAACGAGCATCATTGTCAGTTCCAAAAAACGAAACCCAAGCTTTATAAGTTATTCCTGCGTTCGTATGCCATCCCGTTTTTCCCTTGTAAGCAGTTGGACACGGATAGCTAGATGCTGAATCTGATTTGTCTCTGGATAGTCCACCTTCCCATTTCTTTGTAAAGTTAACGTATTTTTCTATTAATGTCATATTGTTTTATTTTAGAACAATAGAATTTCTATTTTAAATCTTCTAAGGTTTCTTTACTACGTTTGGCAAACTTAATAAACTTATCCCATACATTAACTCCTGTAACTGAGAAGTAACTTTCATTAATACTTTTTATCTCCGTGTAAACGCAGAAGAAAGTAAACGCTTTTGTTAACACTAAATCAATAGCAATGAAGTGAGCAAGAATATCAGCTATAACGTACTTTTCTAACAGGAACACAAAAACGATAGCTCCACTATACAAAAGTGTCTTAGAGATGGTGTGAGATAGTCTACGGGAACGAATTGATTTCCATCCGCTTTTTCGTACGCTTCTCCAAATGCCGAAACACGTATCTAAAATAATAGATAAAATTGCAATGATTACTAAAGGTTTAACAGGTGCTAAAATTGTGCAAATGGAGAATGCTAATAAGGTTAAATTGGTTTTCATTTTTGCACTGTTGTTTTATTTAGTTTAGCTAGAAAAACACGAAGCTTCTCTACATTAGTTTCTTTAGGTTTGTAATTACCTAGTTTAATCCGTTTTCTCATATATACCAACCTGTATGATTGTTCATTGAATCAGGAAAGATGTCGTTGTTCTTGTTTGAACGATACTCAGGAAACAACGTCTGATTAAACGCCATATAGTCAATAAACCTTTGTGTGTAGTTTTGAGCAATACTACGTTCCTTTTCTAGTAAATAGTCTACTTCGTTTTTGTCTACGTTTTCTGAGTTCTCAGACGAATGTTTGTAAACTCCTTTGTTTGCGATTGTATAAGCTGCGAAAGGTAAATATTCTACCATTCCCCAGTGGATCAACATTGGCTTCACGTAAGTTGTAACTAACGTCTGATAGTTTCCTGCAAGTGTTCCTGCGATAACGTCAGCTTGTAGCTTTTGGAATAGTTTTGATCCTAAGTAATTCTGGATATGAATATCTTGAGCTATCTTGATAAACTGAATGAACTTGTCCGTATCTACGTTGCCATTTAAAGCCGTGTAACGAACGATGTCATCTCTCGTGATAAATAGTGCTTCTGCCATTTTTTAATCGTTTTTAGGTAAGAATCCTTGATTAGGCATATCAATAGGACGAGTGGAAACTAATTGTGGATTTGTTACCGTGTAACCGAACTTTGCAGCCTTTGCTTGTGCGATTTGTCTTTGGTTTGGAAAGTCTAATGCTTTACCTGAGGCAACTGCGTAAACTTGTTTGTTCCATCTGTGATGGCAATTACCCCCACCTTTGTATAACCAAATTGAATAAGTATCTGCTCCACGAGGACCCCAACCTGGATTAACCGCTTGATTCTCCATATTTAAGATGTCTTGTTTACGGTAAAGTTTATTTGCTTTTACCATTGCAGTACAGAAGTCTCTAGGATTTTTAGTTAATTCACCTACGTATTTGTATCTTACAACGAATTTAAAGCCGTCAATTGTTTTGTCTTGCTTATCTGTTATGTTAGGTCTTGCGTCACCTGTAGAAACAAGATTTACAATCTTACTTAAAAGACTTTGTTTATCTTCTTTTGCTAGGTTCTCATTTTCTAAATCATCATTGTCGTAATCAACAGGTTTCTCGTCAATCAGAATCCAACTAGGGTCTGCATCTTCGCCTAAATCAATCAATGCGTTTGTTTGTGAGCTTAACTGAGTTCCATCTGTTCCTGTTTCTTCAGCAACTTGCTCTGCAGTTTGCGTGTTTTCAAGGTCTGTGAATTCTAAAGGTTGTAATGTTCTAAAGAATAATTTTAAACTTATTCCATTGAATGCCAGTATCTGATCAATAGATTCTATAATTTCTTCTTGAAAAGGTCTAATAACCATATTGTCAAACAAGATTGCAGAGTTTTTAAGCTCATCTGCGTTAGCACTAAATCCATTTGAACTAGCAACTCCAAATAACAAAGGAGAAGTTACGTTGTGACCTAACATAATCTTGCGTAAGCACTCCTCTGATAAGTATGTATAGTGTTCTGGAGCATCGTTTAAAGGAATATCGTCTACAGTTGTTTTTGATTCTTGATTGTCGTTAAAAGCTACGATTACTTTTTGACCACGTGAACCTGTCAACTTGTTCATCACCTTTGAAGTAATCATTGACTGCTGCTCTTCGGTAGGTACTCCGTTGTTAAAGTTTACGACTTTAGTACCTGAGAATCCATTTTGTACTTCATTAATTAGGTAATCTGCTATTTCCTCTTCAAGTAGTGCGTATGGAAGTGAACCTTGATAGTCAACGTAACTATAGTACTTCATTCCAACTGAATAAGGCTTAAAGTAAACGATTTCTATCTTCTCATTTGAGAATCCGAAAGCAGGTATGCGTAAAGGTGGATATTTCTTTACATCTGTCCAATCATCTGAGTAGTAATATGCTTCGATTTCTCCGTCTTTATTACATTTCTCTGCACGCAACAAGTTAACAGGAATGTGAAAAGCTTTTAGAATCTTGTCGTGTTTATCGTTGTAATGAACTTGCCAAGCATATTGCCCTAGCATTTTACGATCTACAATAATTTTACGGATGTCATCCTTACTGAATAAAGCCATCATTTGAGCGTACTCAGCAGGCTTTCTGTTAGCGTCTAAGGCAGATAGTCCTTTTCCGTAAACAAGTCTCGCTATGTTGTTTATAATAGCCGAATTCGTGGTTGAGTTCGTGTATCTGTCTATCAGAAAAGAGTAGTAATTATTGTCTTCGCCATATTCTACCCAGTTATCTTTTTTTGATTCCTGAATTGTAGGCGTTGTGTAAGCACTTAGGCTTAGTATGTGTAGATTATCACTCATAAACTATGTAAGTGTTTGTTGTGGCATTAGAAGTATATTGTCCGTTGTTTACGGAGAATGTTGCGATTGATTGATTTGTGCAAAAGATTTTATCCTTGTGACAAATGGTTGTTCCGTTTGATAATAGTAATGTGTAAGTGTGGTCGTTCTTTAATGCAAACGTTGCAGTGATCGTGTTTACATATCCACCCTGAGTTGAACTTGTGATTGCAACTGTCGTAGTTACATTTGTTTCTTCGTCAGTAATTGCCATCGTTGTGTAATTCTCAAATCTGGGAATAAACGAAAAAGTCTGAGCTGATGTAGAAGGCGTTAATACTATCATATATTATAAACTTAAATGTTACAATATTGTTGCAAATAAAAAAGGGGTAACCTAAGCCACCCCTTCAATTAAGCTATTCAAAAAAGTAATTAAGAAGCAACGATTGTTGTAGTCGCTCCGAATACTGCCGTTGCATTTCCTACAAGTCCTGTTGCACCTGTTTCAGTATTTGCGTCTAATAGATTGGCAAGCAATTTCTCTGTGCCAACGAACGTCAAAGTATATCCAACCAAATCACCCATCTGCGTACCATTTGACACGTTAGCAGTAGTCAATTCCATTCCGTGCTCTAATCCTGCAAGGAAGAATTGGTTGTTACGTGTTTTGATTACTACGTTAGGACGTCCGTAAGAAAGCAATTTAACTGTCTTGTGAGTTGCAGCATCTTGTTTTTTCAATACTACTGATAAAGTTTGCTCAACAAATGATGTTCCGTTCTCACGTGAAGTTGTGATAACTTGGTCAAATGTATTCGTTCCTTTAAGTTGGTATTTGTAAAGAGATGTTACGTTAGCAATTGTATCAATTGTATCTGTTGACGCAACGTAAGCAACGTCTGCAGGAAAAGAGTAATCTCCGTAATTAATGAAGTAGATAGCGTCAATCCCACCAACTACATCTTTGCAGACTTCTAGTCTACCTGTTGTTATTTCGCACATATTTTGTTTTTTTTAGAGTAAATAAAAAAGGGAAGGCACTTTACCTCCCCTTTCAATTAGTGTCTGTTAATATTAGTTAGCAGAGTTTGTGATTCCGTAAGTAACTACGTCTGATGCAAATCCGTATTTAGCATCTGCAGTGAAACGCATAATTACACGAACATTTTGCGATCCGTCAAGGTCACCCATATCCAAAACTTTCACTTCGTTCATATCGTTCATCAATCCTGTAGCAAAATACAAGTTAGATTTCTGAGAAAGTAACGCTGTGTTAGAAGCTAATCCGTTAGCTAAGAAGATACGAACTCCATCAAAGTACAAGTCATTCAATGATTGATTTGTTCCTTTGTTGTCGTAACCATTAGCACCTACTCCAGATGCAGCAAATCCACCCAAAGCACGAACATAAGCACGGTAGATGTTGTTAGAAACATAGATGCTTAAATCTTCTTTTCCGTAGATAGCAGCAGGACAAGCATCAACAATTTTACCTAACTCAGCAACAACGTTAGCAGCAGTAACTGTAGTACCTGCAACCTCTTGTGCAGATGGCAAAGCAGCGTCTGTAGTCAATTGTGTCATCAAACCTGCGAACTGACCTGCAGTTGCGTTAACTCCTGTCCAGATAGATGTTTCCATTGCAGCAGCAACTTTCTCAGCAGCGTGTGCCAATAAGAAGTCTGTAAAGTTTTTCGGCATTACTTCAAATGCTGAATAACCCATAGAAATTGCTTCCCAATCAGAAACGAAATCTTTTTTACACAATTGTAAGTTAACTTGGAACTCTTCAGGTTGAAGGATTTTCTCAGTTAATGTTACTGTAGATGTAGCGTCAAAATCACAAGTAGCATTTTTAACGATATCGTCAGTTGCTACTCTTTTGATCACTTGTTTGAATTTGACATTAGGAACGATAGTGATTCCTCCTTTGTCCAATGTTGGTGCAGACAATAAAGCTGCTGCGATGTAACGACCCGCAAACTCGCCCGCATATGTAGTCGTAATCGAGGTTGTCGTAGCAAGATTTGTTTTTTGTAAACTCATTTTGTTAAAATTTAATTAGTTAATATTATTTGTTTAATTTTTCAAAGATTGAATCAATAGTTGAACGACTTCTGTTTTTCTCAAAACGGAAAGGCTCTACTACATTCGTGTTTTCAGGATTAAAACTAATTGGTTTAGGCTCTTCTGTAAGTTCGGTTACCTCTTCTGTAACTTCGTCAACTTTAGAAAGCAACTCCAATTTAGCTTTCAATTCATTATTTTCTGTTTTTAATGCTTCGATTTCTGAAAAGAAAGTTTCTTTAACGATAGATTCGATAGTTTTCTTAGCAGTTGGTGCAGATGCAGCTTCAACCTCAACTTCTACCTCTGGAGCTTCTACTTCAGGAGCAACTTCTTCAACTACTGCTTCTTTAATCTCAGCAATAATTCCTTCTACTGCAACAACTAAGATCATTCCGTTTTCTAGTTCGTACTCACCAATTGGTAAAGGAATTTTTTGCTCGTCTTCTGTTACGATGAAAACTTCGTTATCCATTTCAAATGCGTCTGCTTCTAAAACTGTAGTTCCATCTACTAACTTCATTTGCTCTAATTTCACTTCCATTCCTAAAAGTGACTTAATTTTGTTAATTGTGCTATTTTTCATTTTTGTCTTCTTTTTTATATAAACTTGTTAATTCTTACTTTGTTGCATTTTTATCCGTTCTGACGCACTATCGTTCTTACTCCTGCATTCTCCGTTATCGTAACTGAATCAATGCCTTGTACGACTCCTATGCCCTGTGCCTGTAAACTTCCATCGCAACATTTAGTTGAGTATTTTCCGTTTTCACATAGACATCCTCTGCGTCCACCTTTAGGGCTAGAGTAACTTGGTATTTTAAATTTGCTCATCTTCTATAATTATTTGTTTGATTTTTTCTAGTAAGACATCATCATCTGACATCATTGACATTTCTAACTTGTCAGCGAAGTAACCTTCGATTGAGAATCCTTTTACCTTACCTTCTTTTACGTCTTTCCAAACTTCATCGTTGTTTACCTTCATAGAAATCATCCAAGTTCCTTTTGGTAAATCAAAGCCATAAAATCGACTTTTATCCGTTTTACTATCGTCAATTATCCAACTTTCTACTACTGACATTCCTTTTAACTTCTTGTCGTGTTCGTAGGTAGCGTTGTTTTGGTTTGAGTTCATTAAGAATAACTCTGATGCTTGACGAACTGTGTCCTCTGAAAAGTAAATATAGTATTCTTCTTTTGTCTTAGGATTAACTTGTTAGCTTTGCTTGTTATGAACTCAAGCAGCTCCCATAATAATCTTTTTCTCAGCGTCTACTTCTTTGAGTTCTATTTCGTGTTTTG